TCGGTTGCTGTTAGATCGCAGCCATTGGAGGTTTTCTGGAGTCTAGGCATTTCACACACGCAGGACTCGACAGGATTGCCACAAATGAGGCAGATGTCGATGATGTGGAGGTGGAAGTCCTCAGGTACTCCCTGGAACTGTGCATCCTCATCTTGCCACTCGATCACTCGGATCGTATCTTCGATGTCATCATAGAGGAATTCATCGAATTCGAGCCAAGCTCTAGGATCGATAGAGAACCAATCGTCGTCAGTCATTCAATCCCACCAACCAGGATTAGGCATGCCTGACCATAAGTGAATCTTGCCTTTGTTGTTGATGTAACCAATGTCGACATACTGCCGCTTTCCATCAATAGTAACTCGCATGTAGATCGTGCGTAGAGTAATTCCTTTTCCCGTCATTCTTTCCTCACCCTGAATTCTTCGAGCTCTGATGCCCGCGTGAAGCCCTCCGGCCCACCTCCTGGCACTCTTTGGAATCCTATATTCCTCGGCCTACCCATCGCTGCGTTGCGTCGCTTCGCTTCTTGATCGAGCGCGTGAAGGGGCATGTACGACGGTCGACCCATTACAATCGTCTTCTGATGCCTACCTCGTCGCCCTGGCTTCCTCCAGATTGTAGCTCTATTCCTGAGGCCGCATCCGTGACATATCTTGTCGAGCTTCTCCACTCGATCGTCGACGTTGTAGACCCAGTGCCGTTTGCACCTCCCGCATCGCCATATACCCCGTTTCATGAATCAAGCCGAGAACTCTGGGACTATAAGAACTCCCCACAATTCAATACGGCGCAGTCTGCTTCTATTACCTCCCCACTATTCCCGAAGGTATAGGATGTGAACCCTAAACAATCACTAATAACGGTGACAAGCGTTGGTTGGGTGGGTGGGGAGCCGAAACAAGAGGATTAAGTCCCGTTGCCGGTTCGATGCGGGTATGATGACGGACCTCATACTCGCGGGCGCGTGTGTAGTGGCGATTTATGCAGCTCTGGGTGGGTTTGCATGGTGGTTACGCAGAGAAATGGAAGAAATAGTGAACGAACTCGATCAGAACCTAGCGCTAGCGATCCAGAAAGTGGTTGCTGAACATCCCCTGGGCGATATTGAACCGCCTAACCCTATGCAGATGTTCCTGATGGAGATGATTCGGGACAATGTGGGAAAAAAAACTCTAGTCACACCAAATAGGGACGAAGCGGGCCTATTTACGCAAAGTGAACCGTAAAGTGAACGTCAACCTTGATAGACCAACAGACCTCCCGACGAAGATATGGCACGACGCCGCAAGAAATCAAGACGCCGACGATCCTCAGGAATCAAACTCCTGAATGTTGCGGAATCTCTAGCTTATGCAAACATCGCAACCACTAACATTTTCGGAACCGACGCCTGGGAGTTCGTAACTGGTGCTGACAATCTCAAGCTGATGGGAACGGCTACTTACGGCGGCGTTTACGATCAAGCCCTCACTGGATATCCAGAAGCTAGCGGCGCCGACGCAATCACTCTGCGAGAAGTGGTCTCATCTCCTACTGTCAGTATGGCAATTGCCCACGCTAACCTGACCAATAACTGGCAATCCCTAGTATTGCAGAGCGTTGGGGTTGGAATCGGCTTCAAGATCGGCAAGAAATTACTCCGCCGACCTATCGCCAATCTAAATCGTAATATCTTCAAGCCGATAGGAGCCGGCATTACTCTCTGAGGTGATTATGATGGCAACAAATACAGTGAACGGATCTCTGACTTGCTCAGACGGAACAAACATTCCCCTCAAGCTTGAGGTGGCAGAAGGAACTGAAACCAGTTTAACCACTGACACGGCGTACACCGTGACAGCCCAGAACATCGGCGACTACGCATTAGGCAAGGTCGTTACTTCTGGACTAGTTACTTCTGATAACGGGATCGCTTACGCTTACATTCTCCGTCAGGGTCTGGTTGCAGCCCTCATTCCTGTCGGTTTGAAGGGTGTCGCATTTCAGGCCTCCCCGTTGTGCGCCCCCTTCAAGCTTCAGGCTGGAGATATTCTGAGAGTGTTGAATAGCACGGCCGCATCACGATACGCAGCTCTTTGTTACTACACAGATCGCGGCGTGTCCAGGATCGCGTATGCCACAGCATCAGGCGCAGCGACCAATTCTCTAGTAGATCTTCAAACAGGCAATTCGTTGGGCGATACCGTCCAGGGGCAAAAAATCGTGAAGGCCATGAGTACGTCTGTCGACGGCGCTAAGATCGAAACAAACGGTGCTTTTGTCATAAACGCAAAAGGAAACGTGGTTGGAGCTGTCCCTATGGTTGATCCTTCTAAGATGCAGCCGATGTTCATGCCTTACAACATTCCAGTCGATCTAAACTTCCAAGCTCAATTCTTGACGAACGCCTGAAGGTGATTAGGTGAAGAAGTCCACAGAACGGAAGCGCATCAAGCGCATGAGCGGGGATGCGCGAAGGCTCTTCCTGCATGGGCTGATCTCTGCTGGTAGCCTGGCGTCGTTCAAGAAGGCACTATCTGGTGCTGAAAAGAAGCTGTGATGGTGTCTAGGATGCCATTACCAAACGCTGAGAAGCAATCCCCCAGGGTGTACAAGATCCTGAAGGTCAAAACTCTGGACTCTGAAGCTCCTAATTCACTAACTCAAGCTGAGATAGCTGCAGTCGGGAATCCTTTGAGCGTGGAAGAGCTCAACGAGGACGAGCTAAGACGGCTTGTCCTGGTTAATCTCGCGCGCCTAACATGCAAACAAGAGTGGGCGGGGTTGCTGTGAGTCTTCCAGATGCTACACGATCCGATCGTGTCTACCCATTACTGCAGAACCTGGATCTCGAGAACCTGGCGTTCGCTACGGTGCAGGGCGTAGGGAACACTCTGAACATCGAGGAACTCAACGAGGATGAGCTAAGACGACTTGTCCTGGTCAACCTGGCACGCCTAACGGTAGCTGGCGAATGGAACGGGTTGCTTACTGCAGGTGGTACTCCAGCATTCAATTACATTATTCCCGATCCAAGCGCGCTAACGGGCGGAACATATTACGCTCAGATCCCATTCGCAACGCCTTACGCTTCTACTGGTTCGGTATCGTATGAAGTACCCTGGGATTCACCGTTCTACATTCCGTTCGTATCGCCTAAGTCCGGCGACCTGGCTTCGATCACATTAGACGTTCAAAGCGCACAAGCCGGAGAGGATGTAGATATAGGGATTTATTCTACCACTAGTGGAGGGATTCCTAGTGCATTATTGGGTAAAGCCACTATTGACATGGATGCAACTGGTGAAGTGACTCAGTCGAGTTTATCCGCCACAATTACGCTAGAGGCGGGCACGAGTTATTACATGGCGTGGGTGCGTTCAACCGGCTCTAGCACGGCTCCCGGACTTTATTCCATGCAGAGCGGCAACGGTCCTATTGGTGTATCTACGGCACTGGCTAATCAACAAACGGTATTGGCTACTGACTACGGCGGAACTTCTCAAGCGCTTCCGGCGAGTCCGGCCGCGAGTGATTTTATCGCGGTGGCGAGGACGAAGGTTCCCATTGTGGGGTTAAAGTGGTAATATGCAATTCGACAAGTCCAGAGGCCCGTTTGAATTGGACTGGGTAACGCTCCGTCATTATCGTGATGTGGAATTGAGCAAGTCAGACTGGCGAGCCGTCAAGGATCGCACCATGTCCCAAGCCTGGAAAGATTACCGCCAGGCTCTACGCGATCTCCCCCAGGATCACGCCGATGCAAACTCCGCAGCTGACAACTGGCCCGAACCTCCTGAGTGATGGGAATGCCGAAAGTCAAACCCGATAATGTGGTACGCCATGAAATCGTCCTGGGAAGAGCGGATCGAGAACTGCTCGCCGGTGCGATTGCTGCTTACCAGGTAAACCGAATCTCAACCCCACTCGTAGCTCTACTTTCTGATGTGTCGGCTATGTACATCGTCGCAACGATCGTTGAACTATTCGGAAAAGATATCGAATGGTTGCCAACTCTTGCAGATGTTCCTGAAGGTCTTGAGTGGGTGGCATCTTACGCGGCCGAATATAACGCATGGAGGGACCAGGTCAAAGCAACCCCAGAAGGAGAGGACCGACCAAAGCCGACAACCGTTGGCGCGGTATGGTATAACCTGATGAATCCTAATTGGAGCGGATTCTTCGGGAATTTCGTTTGAGGAAAAAAAGCACCCTCATAGAAGCCGTTCAAGGGCTTCCTTGAATGTCCCGAAGGTAATCCATCCTTTCTCCTTCGGTTGCTGTTAGATCGCAGCCATTGGAGGTTTTCTGGAGTCTAGGCATTTCACACACGCAGGACTCGACAGGATTGCCACAAATGAGGCAGATGTCGATGATGTGGAGGTGGAAGTCCTCA